CTGACAAGTTCGACAAGCTGGCACGAGGCGAAATCACAAGATTAATTGTAAACATGCCACCTAGGCATACAAAATCTGAATTTGCATCTTATCTTTTGCCAGCGTGGATGGTGGGCCGTGATCCAAAACTCAAGATCATCCAAGCAACCCACACGGCAGAACTCGCATTTAGATTTGGTCGTAAAACAAAAAACTTAATCGATACAGAAGAATATCAAAAAATTTTTAAAACAACTTTACAAGAAGATTCGAAAGCAGCAGGACGTTGGGAAACTTCGGCAGGAGGAGAATACTTCGCGGCTGGTGTAGGAGGAGCTATTACAGGACGAGGCGCTGATCTACTCATCATTGACGATCCACATTCTGAACAAGACGCTATGTCCAGAACAGCTTTAGACTCCGCTTACGAATGGTATACATCAGGACCAAGACAACGTTTACAGCCTGGTGGTAAAATAGTTTTAGTGATGACGAGATGGTCTACTCGAGATCTCACAGGAAGATTAATTAATAATCAAAAAGAACCAAAGTCTGATCAATGGCACGTGGTCGAGTTTCCAGCGATCATGGACCACGAACCAGTGTGGCCACAGTATTGGAC